CGCTCTTTGAGTTTCCCTCAGGTTCCTCATGCGCACTACTTCACTTACGGGGTTCAGTCCCGTGGCTTCACTTCCCATGAACGGAAGAGATGGCCAAGAGCGACAGAATCAGGACGATGCCTGTCAGGGGCCCAATCGTGGCAACTCCCCAGACTAGGCCAGCCTCGGGCTGGACGGTCTGTGGCTACCTCCGTCGAATACCAGTCCCAATACTGGCGCCAAATCTCGGGCACCAGATGGTCGATTTCCAACGTAAGTGGACCCAACGACATCTCGTCAAACTGTTTTTCAAGTCGCAGTTGGCACTCTACGCTAAAGCCATAGAGTCTTTCGACCAAGAGGCGAGTTCTGAGAGGCGGGTCACGCCAGGGCACTTCACCCTCACGCATGGCCAATTTCTCGGCCGCCCACCACCCTTCTGCATTGAACCGCCTCACGTCATAAGAGCACGTGAGACGCAGCAGACCTCGAGCCAAATGGCCAAGTATAGGACATCCAGGATACTGGTGCGCTATAGACAACGCTTTGCTACGGAGCAGAGCCATTTTGGTCTTGTGTGATGCACGAAGGTACCTGCGTCCGGTCCATCCGAATGTCGCAAGCACCTTGGCAGGATTGGTCACATTGACACAATCATGCTCATCAAAAACAAGACCGCAAAAGGAAGCTGTATTGAAGTCATAGTGCTCTTCAAGCTTTACCTTCAGGCCCAGCAATTCAAAGTCTTTAGCTAGGAGGCAGGCGCCCGTTATGCCAAACAGGCTATCATCACCTTCAACCACCCCCTTAACCTTGGCGCCTCTAATTGAAGCTAGATATTTGAGCGCCATTTTGTTGGTGAAACCATTTCCTAACGAGGTGCACATTTCACCGGACATCCTCTTCGCCCACAGTCTTAAGACCCATGCGCGGAATTTGCAGACATTCGTCTGGAGCATCGATTGGCCAACAAGGTTCATAAATTCCTCTCCACAAGGCAAATGCTTAGTCATCCAGTCATACAATTCCATCTCACAAGCACTCTGCAACGCCTCAGTGAAACTACTTTCATACTGGGAGAAGTCTGTAGCATAGATCTTGCTACCTGGAATGCTTATTCGTTGTTTAATGTACTCAGGACGCTGAGCATGGGGTACTTTCTTTATGAACCACGAGTTTGCGAAAACAATCTTTTCGATCAGCGAGTAAATTGGCCCCACGGCTACTTTGTAACGATCTGAACGTGCATTGATCAGCCGGAATGGTTTGAACTCGAGATAAGTTTCCGCCTTTACGAAGGACTTACAGGAAAAATGTATGTATTTAGGTCTTTCTGGCGTGCCATGATTTTCCCAGACGGTGACATACTCCTTTTCTACCTGGAGTAGTTCTTGTTGTCGCCACAATGGGTAATTTGTTTTTGGTAGCCAGTCCCGGGTTTCCACAGATGTTTCCGGGGTGAGTGGTTGGAGTCGCTTGCGAATGTGTTTCCTGGTGTACACCTTCAAGCCCTCAAGGGCCCAGGCCTCCGCCTGGGGAACCTTGGCTCCCACTCGATACAATGCCCCCTCTTGTGCGCTCCGACGATGACTCGTATCGGGATGTGGGCACGCAAATCCATTAGCAAAGACTGGCAGGCCTACCTGTTCAATCGGCCTCTTGTCTTCCTCAGAAAGTGGGCGGTCAGCCGACCACCCAGCGAAGACCTGCTCACTGATCGTGACAGAATCGTCTGTTTCTGGCATTTCGCGTACCAACACCTCCCGATGACGATAGCCATATAGGCCGATCACTGACGCGAGGGGGACCTGGGAAAAGGAACGTGCTTCATGTGCTCTCGCATGGACTCCCAGAATCCATAGGCAACTGTTGCGGTGGCGCTTTTAACCTGGTAAGACTCTCCGCCAAGCGGATCTTTCTTATCCAAGATGACCTTCTGGGAACGTGAAGCTACGTCCTCCAATCGCCCACCCGCGGTCTCTGACGTTGACGACAAGCGCATATTCGAGCCATCAAGGAGCTGCATGAGCAATTCCCCCGAAATGAGCACTCGAGTTGTGCGCGGCCACCAATGGAAACCTCCGACATACACGTACCTCCGGATGTTAAACCAGCACAACAATGGATCATAGTGCTCGCCTTCCCCTACAGAAGACTGGTCAGTACGGGTGTCAGTAGTTGGTACGGGCATGGCCCACCCTTCCGCTCCCGCGTGAAAAGTGTACTGATGCTTGACCACCCACCAACGGCTGGAATTGCCTCTGTGGACCTCAACAAGATCGAAGAGTGCAGCAAAAGCCAGCGACACCGCCGTGCCTCGCGTGAGCCACCAAGCAATGCCTTTCACCGCCACAAAGATCCCTACAAGATCGTAGGATGGCAGGCCAACAAAGATGGTGATCACAGCTATCAGCAGTGACCAGGAAGCCAAGTGGCGCACAATGGCGGACAAAAAGTCCCATGTCGACACCTTCGGACGATCGTACCAACAAACGTCCACGCCTCGCAAGGCTTCCTGGATTTCCTCCCTTCGGAGTTGTGCGGCTTGCGCCAACGCGGCTTCTTCAGCCGCCTTCCTGAGAGCTTCCTCGGCCTCACGCGCCTCCTTGGCCTCCTGAGCTTGCTCTCTCTCGAGTTGCTTCACTAGGTCAGCCATGGCGGCAGCTTGGTCGTCCAAGTCTCTCAGGGCAGCGGCGGTTGCAGCATCTCCGGCCCTCCCGCCTCCCTTAGGGCCCCGCTTAGAGCCGGAACCTTTAGGGTTTCGAGAAGGACGAGAATGTCCTCTGCTTCCGCGCCCTCCGTCAGAATCCGCAGGACTGACATCCTTTGGTGGGCTCTGACGACCCTTCTCGCGATACTCCTTCTTCTCCTTCCGCTTGTGTTTTCCTCGGGAACGAGAATTGGAGCCGGACCTTGAACTCCCCTCGGAAGCACATCCATCGGAGTCACAGTCGGATCGTGAGTCACGTAGATGGCTAGGGAGAAAGCCTGATCGATCGGGGTTGGAACAGCTGAGGGCTGTTGTGGGGCCTGAGCTTCTGTCCGGGCCCCCGGCTCCTGATTGTCCGGAGCCTGCATCTTGCATGTGATGCGGTGTACTTTATGGTCTGTCGAGTCTGAAGTACGTAACAAAACTCGAACAATGCTTCCTATTTAAATGCCGGTAATAAAGTTTCCTAGGTGGTGTTCCCAGGGCGGAAAATCTAACTCTAATGAATCCTTGAAGTCACCCCCAAGGTTTTCTTATCACTAAAGCGCCGAGAAGCAATATGCAAT